GACGCTTGCGGTGGCACTCGTGCCATCCCTGCATCTGGCATGACAATCAGCATCCCAAAAATCACCACGAATGGAACAGTCGCGACAACTAGCGAAGGTGGCGCACCATCAGAAACTGGCATCGTTTCCTCGTATGTGAACGGGACTGTCGTGAAACTTGCTGGCCTTCAGCGCTGGTCAGTTGAACTGCAAGAACGCTCAGACCCATCGTTCGCCCAGATCATGCTTGACAACATGACACGCTCGTATCGCAAGGCCACAGAAGTTGCAACCATTGCTGCAATCACCGCTGGCGGTACACAGGCAGCAACAACAGCAGCATCTGCTGCAGGTATCCAGTCGTTTGTTTCAACAGAGTCAGCAGCTGCATACTTGGCTACTGGCGACGTTGTAAGCGCTTACACCTGTGGCGTCAGCCAATGGTCACTCATGCAGAACGCAGTTGACGGCAGCAACCGTCCACTCTTCAGCGCAGGACAGCCACAAAACTCTGCAGGATCAGCAGAAGCGACCACCCTTTTCGGCAACGTGCTCGGTGTGCCTTTGTACGTTTCATCCAACATGGTGTCAACCACCATTGACGAGTCAGCTTTCCTGATCGTGCCATCGGCGATCGAAATCTTCGAGTCATCACAGCTCATGCTTTCGACTAACGTGCCAGCATCAGGCGAAATTGAAGCAATGATCTACGGCTACTTCTGCCCAATCGTTACGATTGCTGGCGGTCTCCGTCGTTTCAACTTGACCTAAAGAAACCCCCCGTACGAGAAAGTTTGCATCATGGCAGTATTCGCAGTCACTCATCATCAGCGACTAGACGACTACGCCGTGGTGCAGACACTCGAGGACACGGACATCGGCATCGGTCAAAGCATCACGCTCGCAGGCCTCGGTCACAGCTTGAACGGCACACACACCGTTTATGCGATCAACCCTTATTACTTTGAAGGCGTTGATGAAGAAGGCGACCTGCAATTTAACTACGACATCTACATCGGGAACCAAGTCATCTTCTATGACGCTGGCGACGATCTGGAACGTAGTGCAGCGATCCCGACAGGAACGCTCACCTGGACTCAGACCTGCACATGGATCGCTAGTTCGGACGTGCTCGCTTGGCTCGGCATATCGGTCGCAACGGCCAACGACACAGCCTTCGTTGGCTCATGCACGGATGCAGCTAACGCGTTCGCGTTTCGGCGACGGAAAGAAGCAGGTTATTTTGACTCGCTCACTACCGTCCCAGGCGCGGACGTCAAACTCGGGACAACAATGCTCGCTGGCGCTCTTTACCGTGAACGCGGAAGCGTTGACTCGTTTGCCAGTTTTGAAGCAATGAACATCCCAGGCACTGTCGGCTCAATGGGACAGATCAACCGTCTTCTCGGCGTTAATAGGAGCCAAGTGGCATGAGTGCTACCGGCATTTTCGCAAGCGCCCAGAGCACCCTTGTAGCGTCGCTCACGGGACTCGGGCTGGCGGTCGTCACCGACTCACGCAACGCTCGCCCGATGACAGTCTTTGTTGAGCCACCGACGTTCAGTTGTTTTAACAACAACATCGCCGAAATCACTTTCGGACTGAGGATTCTCGCAGCTCCCCCAGGTAACAGCGACGCTGAGGACTACCTCATCACCACAGCCGACACAATCATGAACAGCGCGATCTCCCTCATCTCGGGCGCTCCATCTGTCACGACTATCGGATCACAAGACATCCCGTCATACGACCTCACCGTTCGTGTGGCAACTTCAAGAAACCCATAACAGGAGAAAAAATGGCTACTACCACGTTCCTCGGAAACGCAACTATCAACATTACCCCCACGGGTGGAACCGCCTACGACGTCACCGATAACTGCTCAAAATGTTCCGTGTCGGTCGGCTACGAATATCTGGAAAGCACCGCCTTCGGCGATACTGGCCGACGTGCCGTCCAGGGATTGCAAAGTGTCTCCGTTGAGATGGACTTGTATCTGTCTTACGGCGTCGGCGAAATTGAGACACTTATGGCAGCAATTCAGACTGCTGGCAGCTGCTCAATGGTCATCTCGCCATCAGGCACGACAGAAGGCCCAAGCAACCCAGAGTTCGTATTGAGTAACTGCACACTCGAAGCAAACCAGGGCATCATGTCAAGCGTTGGAGAATTGGCAGTCGTTTCGCTGTCGTTCACTAACGGCACCTGGGTACGCGACATCACCCCCTGATAAATAAATCCCTTACCGTGAAAAGGAAACCATGAAACTATCCATCAGAGTTAACACAGGCGGAGACGATTACATCGTCGAAACCAACCTATACCACATCATTCAACTAGAACGAAAGTTCAAGGTAAAAGCTTCAGAGTTAGGAAACGGGATCTCAATAGAGCAACTTGGTTTCCTGGCTCATGAAGCAGCTAAGACTGGCAACTTTGGGCCACCGCTAGAACTTGACAACTTTCTCAAAAAACTTGTCACGCTTGAAGTTTTGGAGAATGAAGCAGCAAACCCCACCGAAGGGGATCAGTAGCAAGAACTCTCGCCGAGTTACTTGTCGAGACTGGCTACTGGCCCCCAAACATAGACTTCACGGTGCAAGACCTCATGACTTGTGTCGATGTTATAAACACTCAGAGAAAGGCTAAATGATGACAGCAACAGCGCGAACCGAGTTCGTCGGCGGAGCAGCTGCCATCAAAGCCCTCAAAGGCATTGACCCCGAATACCGGAAACAGTTCAACCGGCAAGCAAAAGACATCGTGGCCCCTTTAATCGCCGACGCTAAAGGTCGCTATCCTCAGATGCCATTGTCGGGCATGAAATACAAGTGGACGGATAAGCGCGGTCGGACGTTGCTTCCCTGGACTATTAGCAAGGTTCGCTCGGGCGTCAAGTTCAAAACTTCCACGCGCCGAAATAAGTCCGCTGTGCTTTATGTGACCCAGAGCGATTCAGCAGGCGCAATCTTTGAAGTAGCAGGCCAAGCAAACCCTGGAGCAAACTTCAACAATAATCTCAGGGCTAGCACTCCTCGAGTCTTGTGGCCTACAGCGGAAAAACACTTGCCACAGGTTGAGTCGGGTCTGTCGGATCTTGTGCGCGACGTCATGAAAATAGTCAACGAGGAGACGCGCTGATGGCGATCAACATTCCGATTATTACCGAATACGTCGGGGCTGGAGTCGATAAGGCGATCCGCGAGTTCAAGCAACTTGAGACAACTGGCCAGAAAGCCCAGTTTGCCATTAAGAAAGCGGCGATCCCTGCAGCTGCAGCTCTCGCAGGTTTAGGTGCTGTCGCTGTTGACGCTGTCAAAGGCGCAATGGAAGACGCAGCAGCTCAAGAACAACTAGCGCGCAACATTCGAGGCGTCACCAATGCCTCAGACTCGGCAATCAAAAAAAATGAGGACTTTATTTCCTCGCTTTCAATGAGCACCGCAACAGCCGATGATGAACTTCGACCAGCCCTGGCGAAACTTGTTATCGGTACGGAAGATCTTACGAAAGCGCAGCAAGGGCTCAAACTAGCTCAAGACATAGCCACGGGAACTGGAAAAGATTTAGCCTCCGTCTCGGATGCACTTTCTGCTGCATATGCAGGAAATGACAAGAAACTTAGAGCATTAGATCCGCGCATGAAAACGCTGCTTAAAGCAGGTATTGACGTCGAGGGCGCAATGTCCATCTTGGCGGACACTTTCGGTGGAGACGCAGCTGCAGCTGCAGACACCGCTTCTGGACGCTTCAAACAATTCCAAATCGGCATTGAAGAAACTAAAGAGTCAATCGGCGCTGCATTAATGCCAGCAGTTGAGGCCTTACTTCCGTTCATAACCCAACTAGGACAATGGGCAGCGGATCACACCACTACTTTCATTAGTGTCGGCGCTGCTATCGCAACCATCGCAGTAGCAGTTATCGCAGTCAATACGGCAAATAAACTATGGGCAGCCACAGCCCTCGCTACAACAGCAATCAACGCAGCTCTCGCAACATCTTTCACAGCGCTTCAAGTTGCTACTGGAGCAATCATCATCACAGCCATCATCGCTGCAGTTGTTGCTCTCCAGGCCAAGTTTAACATCCTTGGCAAAGCAATAGACGGGGTCGCAGTTGTTGCGACTGCATTGTGGGATGGCATGAAAGCAGGCTTTGCTGGCGTTGTCACAGCTGTAAGCGGATACGTCAACGGTCTAGTCGCTGTCTATAAAGGCTTATTCAACGGCATCGCCTCAGTCTGGAATAACACGGTCGGGAAACTCTCGTTCAAGATCCCAGGCTG